CAATATTGGATTTGGAAAGCGCTGTGGAATTGCCCACAATCATACCCGCTTTGTGACAAAGCACATCAAGTGCATATCTGTCAAATTCTGGAATAGCACGTTCTGCAAGCTGCAGTGTAAGCATCTTCCTTGCAAAGTCCTGAGTGTCATTTTTGTCCTGACTGTTGCCCTTGTCAATTGTCAGCGCAAAGCTTTTATCCTGTGTAAGTGTAAGTTCCTGCACAGCATCTTTAAGCTCTGTAGGTGTACCATAACGGTTTGCCCCTGTGCGTGTATAGTCATTCATAGGCACTGTAATCGGTGCAGACACACGCACTGTTTTTGCTCCTGTAAAGTTATATTCTTCTGTAAGGTGCGGTGCAACAAGGCTTGTTTCAACATAGCCCTTGTGCATATCTCTGTCGTATTTAATGTTAAATGTTTCGCTCATAATAAAAATTTCTCCTTTTCATATTTTAAATTTGCTGTTTACCACAGACTTTTCATCATATTGTAAACGCTGTCTGTGTTGCTGTTTGCTGCTGTGCTTTGGGCAGATGGCATACTCTTTTCCTTTGCCTCCTTAATGCTTTTAAACACTTTCAGCTCTTTCTGTGCCTGCTCCAGCTGCTGTGTAAGCAGTGCTGTCTGATACTGGCTGTATGCAAGAGAAAGATTTTCCCCCTGCCTTGCTCTTTCAACAACCTGCGGAGGAATTTCAGTGCATCCTGGGTTGTACTGCAAAAATTCTTCCAGCTGGCTTTGCTTTTGCATAATTGTCATTTTGTCCGCGGCATTTTCTATGCTTTTTCTGGTTGTATAAACCGTCTGCATAGCTTCTTCAAACTCTTCAAGGGGCACCGCATCAATATTGCCGTACTTTTCGGTCAGTTTATCTGTCAGCGCCTGCCTTGTCATATCACCCAGCAGCTGCGATATGTTTTTTCCGCTTATCTGCGCAAGGCTGTCCAGTGCCTGCAGGCGTGCATCGTTTTTTACAAAAGCATACTTCTGCTTCATACTTTCAAATGCAAATCCTTTCTGCGCCGCACTTATTGCCTGGCTTTTCGGTACCGTTAAAGTGTCACCGTACACTGTAAGGGTCAGCATCTCCTCATCTTCCAAAGGGGTTTCTTCTTCCGATTCTGCCTGTCCCTTTTCTTCAGACAACTGCTGCAAGGCAGCTGTGTCATCAGTTTTCTGCAAAGATTCTTTCTCCTGCGCTGCATTTTCCTGCAGTTTTCCTTCAGTTTCCAAAGTTTCTTCGCCGTTTATAGAAATGGTGTTTTCTAACATATTTATCCTTTCCGCCCATAAAAGGGCATAAAAATACTTTATCTGCGTATGGTAATTCCATAGCCGATAAAGCTGCTGTTTTTTTATTTAAATATCACTTTCGGCAGTATCGCTGTTGTCAAAAAGATTAATTTTTTTAAGCCACACTTTTTTCTTATACTCACGGCAGCTTTTGTTTGTACAGCCAAAATACAAAACCTGATAAGGTATATCATTTTCCACAATTACGCGGCTGTCCAGTATACCCAGCGGCCGCGTGGAACAGTTACACATTTTCATCTTCCAAAACCTCCATATTCATATCAGCAAACTCGGCAATTGTCCCATCGGCAATCACTTCATTATGCTGTTCCTCCTTTTCTTTAAGCTGTTTTATGATTTTGTTTTTGTTTGGCAGCATACGGCTTGGAATGTTTTCCAGATATATAATCGCATCTTCAATAATCCCTCTGGTAAACAGGTTATCCAACGTACTCACCTGCGCAGTTTCACTCCAGTATTCAGACGGGCCGATATCCACCACAAGTCTGGCATTTTCATCTATCAGACCAAAGTCCACATAAACCTGTTCGCCGTCCAGTTCTACCCAACGTGCACCGTAATAGTGGCGCACAATATCATAAATTATCCTTGCATAGTCCTCCACAAGCTGATACAGCGCCATTTTCTGCAGTTCAAGGGGAGCAACAGAAGATTTCTGCAGTGCCATAATTGCTGATGTGTTTACAGGGCTTACATTGCCAAGTGCGGCATCATTTGCTCCCATAAAATCCTTGGTATAGCTTATTGTTTTTTCTACAATAGCCATAAGCTGTGCAGCCATATCACCTGCGCGGAAACTGGTTGCCACAGCATCGTTAGGATTGCCGATAACCCCCATTACTGCACCTGGCGAAGAGTTCCACCTATCCAGCTTTGTCTTGTCTATAAATACTTTTGGGAAAGCATTGTTCTTCTGATACAAAAGCGCCATTGCCCAAAGCTTATTTACAGCAATCTGGTTTGGAATAATTGTCTCCACAGCACCCATACCATGATAACTGTCACGCACTGTTTCCCAGTTCATATACACAACAGGATAAAGTTTCTGTCCCGTATCCGTTTCCTTTGTAAGCAGCTGATGTTCGGTTGACTGTATAAAATGTACTGTGCCGTTTTTCTTGTAAAGACGTATAAGCACTGTAACAGTGTCATCCTCCTCAAAGCCAAAAGAATAATTTTTCTTAACTTCACAGTTTGGAAACTGCTGTCTGAACATTTCTGTACTTATCTTTTTAACAATAATGATATATGGCTGTTTCTCTACTTCAGCATTGTTTCTGTCTCCAAATACAATATTTGTATTACATATAACCTCGCTTTCCACTGTATCAGTTTCGGGATTATATCGCATAAACATTGCACCGTCACCGTCAATTGCCGCATTTTTGATAACATTTCTCAGCTTTGTTTTAAAGCGCGATGCTTCATTTATCTTTTCCAGCTCTTTTTCCAGTGCATCAACCAGTCTTATCTCGGTATCCTTGCTTTTAAGGTTAATTGCCACATCCTGCACCATAAGGGTGCTGATAAGATAATTAACAACCCTTTTAACAAAATTCAGCACAGGCTTTTCAAGGTCTGGTGCATTAAGGCCCTCCCACTGTCTGCCAAGAAAAAAGTTCTGCTGCTGTTTTGTCTTGTCAAACAGATTCAGACGGTTTTTATAGGCCAAATCCTTCTGATATTCCTGCCATATACTGCGACAGTTCAGCTTGTTTTCACCCATAATTTCACATCTCCTTTCCACTGTAAGCTATCAGTCTTTCAAGCTGGCGGCTAAGCTCTTTGTCTTTCTCTTTTTCATTGCAGTTTATCTCCTGCTCCCTGTATTTTTCGGCATACAGCCAGTGATACACACATCCGCCTGCTGCTGCACCGATAATAAAAATAATCATCTCTGCCATAGCCGTCCACCTACACATTCAACAGCAGTCTTAAATATTTGCTCTCAAGCTCTGCCAGGTCACTGTTGTACTTCTGTTCAATGTCGCCTATTATCCCAGCATAACTGCTGTTCTCACGGGCTCGGTTGGTCTCATAGTTAAGCCTGCCGCGGTTTTTAAGGCTTTCTATTTCGCCACCTGCCCCCCATATTGCCGCCTGCTGCGGAATCCCTCTCAGCCCCTGCATATATGCGATATACATCTGTCTGAGATTTTCACTGTTTACAAGCTTTGCTGCATCTTTCATTGCCTTATAATTGTTTTTAAGCAGCTTTTTCTCCTTTTCCTTACCGTCATTTATGGCATTTATCTTTTCCTGACGTATCCTTGCTTCTTCTGCTGCCTTTGCCGCTGCTGCATCATATTCAGACTGTGAACCGCCCGATACTGTCACTGCCACACCGCCAGATGTCTTCTGTGTACCGCTTTTTGTCTGAGGCGCAGAACTCTCGGTAACAAAAGCACGGTACGGCCCGCTCAATGTCTGTGGCGCAGAGTTTGCATAGTAAGGTACCTTCTTGCCGTTGTTAAGATACATATAAGTTGCCATTTTTTGTTTTACTCCTTTCAGTATTCAATAAATTTTTCAATCTGCCTGTCATAGCTGTTTTCTTCATCTTCTGCTTTGGCTGCCACAGCAGGCGATGGTCTTCCCGCCACAAAATAACGCAAGGCATCAGGTGCGTGGGTAAGTTCGTGTGGTGTGGAGGACACATCATTGGGATTGTTTCTGTCAAAGGTTAACCCTGGAAGTGTGCGTATAAGATTATGGCAGTTTTCAAATATAACAAGGTTTGCAGTGGTGTTTCCCGCTTCGTCCTTAAAGGGCATAAGCCATTCTTTAAGGTTGTACCAGCCCTGCACCCTGTCATTTTCTGCCTTTGCAAGCAGTATGCCATGCTCAGCAAATATCTCTGCAACACTTTTGCCTGTATCCTGCCGTCTGTTGTACAAATCTGGCGGTGCATAGTAAATGCTTATATCCGTTTCTCCTGCCGCAAGTATCTCCTTTGCAGCCGCCGAAATGATAAGGTTAGGCTTGTAAATTTCTTTGTATACATAGGCACGTCCCTGGGTATCTACTGCAATAAAATATCCTGCCAGCATATCAAGGCCATAGTCCATTGTAAAATATTTTTTCCAGTGCCTTGGCACAGCAAACGGTTTAACCACATGTATGCTGCGGCGGAACTCG